GGTAGTGTTAATGCAATACCATTTAGTTTTCAAAAATTTGGTGATATTATACCGGGGATGCAGAGAAAGAATATGACTATCATTTCAGCTGCATCAGGTCTTGGTAAATCGAAATTCACTAAATTGTTGTACATAATCGAACCATTTGAGTTCATCCGCACCCATCCTGAAATGGATATTAAACTTGACCTTTTCTACTTCGCATTGGAAGAATCCAAAGAAAATTTCATTCATTCTGTTATGGTTTATAAGTTATTTACCGAGCATAATCTTATTGTGCCGATAAAGAAACTTAAATCCATTACACGTGGTGAAATTATCGACGAAGAAATCATAGCGAAGATAGAAGAAATGCGTCCTTGGTTTGAAGAATTTGAGCAAACAGTACGTATCGTTGATTACATACGTAATCCGACAGGTATTGTTAAATTTGTTGAAGAGTTCCTGCATCAAGTTGGACATTGGTCTTATCGCGAACACATCTTCCATCATCCTGAAAAGGGTGTAATAAAGAAGAAGTTTCGCGATAAGTTTCATTATGACCACCCTCAGCATTATGTAGGGGTGATTGTAGACCATATCGGTCTGTTACAACCTGAACAGGGATTAACTCTTCATCAAACTATCAGCAGAATGTCAAGTGACTATGGAATTGCTCTTCGGGATAAATATGAATGTTCTGTAATTTTTGTACAGCAACAGTCAGCAGCTACTGAAGAAAAGCAATTTTCATATAAAGGTTCACTCGTTGAAGCGAAACTCGAACCATCACTTCAAACTCTCGGTGATAACAAATTAGTTGCCAGAGATGCAGACGAGATAATTGCTCTGTTTGCACCTGACAGATATGATATTGTCAATCATAGAGGGTATGACATTCTGAAATTACAAGACCATTACCGGTCGCTTCAAATCCTGAAATCAAGAGATGGTGAAGCTAATATTCGTATAGGCTTATTCTTCGATGGTCGTACAAATGTGTTCGAGGAACTTCCGAGAGCAAAAGATATGACTGATGAAGACTATGAATATTATGCTAATAGAGTAAACAGAACATTAACTCCGCAAACAAGCGGAACAATAAACTTTGGCTGATGCATAAGATTATGGTATTAGGTGAATCAGGTACGGGTAAAACATCCAGTCTGAGAAACCTTAACCCCAAAGAAACGGCAATTATTAATCCGGATAAGAAAAGTTTGCCACTCCAAAATTGGAGAAAAAACTATGTGTGGGTGAAGAAACCTGATGGCACAACCGATATGGACAGAACTAATTATATCGAACTTGATAAACCTGCTCATATCCTGCGTGCTTTACAGGAATTTGAAAAGCGTGATGATATTAAAGTAATTGTTATCGACACAATAACGCATATCATTACTGCGAACTACATGAATGACACAATCGGTAAGGACTTCAAAGCTTATCAATCACTTGGTCTTAATGCTTATAAACTCTTTGATTTTATCAGAGATAGCAAAAAGACCATTATTGTTTTCGGACATACTGACGAAACATTTAATGACATGGGTCAACGTAAAATTGAAATGCGGGCTTATGGCAAAATGATTAAGGATATGGCGCCGCCATCATTCTTTACTACTGTTTTAATGACAGAAGTACAGACAACTGATGAAGGTCGTCAATATCTGTTCCGAACTCAATCATTAGGTCCTGACCCTGCAAAGAGTCCTGCTATATTCGGACAAAAAGGCGAAGTATCAACTGCCTTACCGATGTATATACCTAATGATATAGCATTAGTGATTGAAAAGTTAAATGAATTTGAAGGATTAACAGACAAATAAACAAAACTATGGATTTATCACAATTTCAAAAAGTAACAAGAGCAAATACTATTAAATTTCCTGCACGTCAGGATTTTGATATTAAATTTGACTCTAAAACAGGTCGCTTCAAAATAAGCGAAAAAATATTTGAAGATTTATCTCTTGAAGATAATTCTTTGATACAATACAACAATTTTAATGAACCTGATAAAGGTGTATTTCTTCATGTTGTACCGGGTAACACAGGTATATTTCTGAAAAAACACGGCAGCAAATCTAAAGGTCGTGCGTTTAAAAATAACGAACTTGAAAAAGCATTGGAAGAACTGAATATGGCAGTTGACGAGTATGTATATTACACAGTCGAGTACATATCTATGGTAAATGACAGTCCGATGTACAAAATCGTTATTGATGATGAACGCTACAAAAGACTTATTGCTAAAGAAGAAGAACCTGAATCTGCACCTGAATCAGATGGTACTACAAGTCTTACAGATATTACAGATGCACCACTTCAATCTGCATCCGATACTACTGTAGACGAAACTTCAGATGAAGCAGCTTGGTAATTAATGAACCTTATAACAATAATCAATTAATCAACTATTATGAGTGTATTAAATTTTGATGGCGTACAGGATGCCAAAGGCGGTGACATGGTGTTACCGGGAACAAAAGCGATATTTACTATTGCTGAAGTTGAACACGGAACCAGTACCAATAAAGGTACTCCGTATCTGAAGATGAAATTTTTATCTGATGACGGAGCATCATTTACCCACAGTTTCTATCTGAGTGAGAAAGCTCTTTCAAGGATTCAACATCTTTGGAAACATTCTCATGGCGGAGAAGAACTGAAAGGACAGGTTACTATTGAAGGACTGATTGCCGGTTTCAAAGGCAGAAAAGTTGGTCTGAAAGTTACCGGCATGATTGGTAACAACGGTAAAACATATCCTGATTTGCCATTTGGAGGATTTGCATGTGACCCAACTGCTGAAGCATTGGAAGAATTGCAATTCACTTCAACTGAGCAGGCTGATATTGCCAAAGCTCTTGAGAATCGTGAGAAGCAATCTGTTAATAACGCAGATATTGAAACAGTTGCTAATGACGAGGCTGATGCCTTCTAAATTCTGATACTATGATAAGTTTCGATAGCGTGCCGGAAAGCATAAGTAAGGATTGGATATTATCGAAACTCCCGGAGGAGGAGATATTCAACTTTTATGGACTCACAGTAAGGGACGACAAGTTTTGTTCACCGTTAAGGAATGACAAACGTCCCACGTGTAACTTCTACCGTGATAATAAAAACAGGCTTGTATACCGTGATTGGGCTACTAATCATTACTTCGATGCAATCGGATATGTAATGTGGAAATACGGAATATCGTATGGACATGCATTACAACGAATACACGAAGATATGATTTTAAGAAATCCCGGCAGTAAACCAATCAAAGGTACAACGGTACGTATTACGAAGAAACAACCATCAAGAATCAGAATTAAGAAACGAAATTATAGTCAATGGGATGAAAATTATTGGCGACAATACGGCTTATCATCGAAAGTACTCGATTTCTACAACGTTTACGCAGTAGAAAGAGCATGGCTCAATGATGAGCCGTTTTACTTATATGACCACAACGACCCGTGTTTTGCATACAGGTTCGGTTATGAGGAATATAAACTTTATTTTCCAATGAGAGAACAACACCGATTTATTTCATCAACAAAACGTATTCAAGGAATTAACCAACTACCACAAACAGCGGATTGGTTGGTTATAACTAAAAGCTTAAAAGATGTTATGCTGCTTCATAGATTTGGTATAGCAGCAATAGCAATGCAAGGAGAAGCGATTATACCGGATAATGAACTTATAGAGAAATTTACCGGCAGATTCCAGAATATAGTTATGTTTTATGATAATGATGAAAGGGGTATTCTCTCTATGCAGAAAGCAAAAAAACTTATTCCTTGTGTGTGGATTCCACGTAAGTATGAAGCCAAAGACATTACTGACTATTATAAAGAGTACGGCAAAGAAGCCACATTTGAACTTATCTTCTATGCAATGCGGAAGGTAGAAAAGTATTTAGCATTGCACAAACGTTAACGTAAAAAATAAAACAAAATGGAATCACGTAAAATTACAGTGTTCGACACTATGACTTCTCAAAAATCAGAATATCGCTCATCAGCTGAAACTTTCGGACAATTTAAATCAGAAGTTGATGTTGACTGGACTGATAAGAAAGTTACTGTTCGTGAAACTCGTGTAACTCTCGAATCAGACGATGCTCAACTTCCTGAAAGTGATATCGTTCTTTTCCTTTTCAAACAAAAGTCTAAATTTGGTTCTGGTGATAAAGACGAAAGCCGGGTCATCAAAAGACTTCGTCGTATTGAAAGGAAAATTGACAGCGTAATCGAAATCCTTGAAAATCTTGAGGATGGTGAAGTTGTAAATGAAGTTGATGATGAACTTTCAAAGCTTCAGGAAGAAGCTGAGAAACTTCGTAAAGAACTCGAAGGATAGAAATGACACAATCAGATAATCAAAGAGAGGGCAATATGTCCTCTCTTTCTTTAGAAGAAAGAATCGCATATATCAGAGAGCAAGGTATTATTCCTACTGATGATAATGGTAATATTCTACCTGAGTGGCTTGAAGCTATGGATGCTATGTATGAAATGGGTATTGATGAATTCGAAGATAATGAAATACAAT